CATCTTGAGAAATCTCTTAAACTTAAGAATCACTTTATTAGAGGTTTTCAAAATGCACTTACTTGTGCAGAGGAAGTATATTATGCAGGTATCTTTAATAATGAACCTGTCTTAATCCCTTGGAACCCAATACACTTTGAGTGTGATAAGAACCAGGACTCACTCTTTATTGAGGATTGTGATTGGGCAGTAGGTAGAATGTGGTTAGATAGAGGTCAAATACTAGATTGGTTTGGAGATCGTCTAACAGATAAAGATAAAGAAAACTTAAGAAGCGCAGAAATATTTAATGCAACAGCATCATATGGACAATCCCCAGAAGTCATCACAACAACATACCCACATTACAACTACACAGGTACCAAAATTCTCATGCAACTTACCACATGGAAAAGTGAGAAAAAGATTGGGACTGCTACATACCTTGACCAAAATGGTCAGGAACAAAAGAAAGTTGTTGATGAAGATTTCAAAATTCCTGCAGAACTTAAAGGAGAAATCAAAGTTGAATGGAACTGGATTCCAAGAACATGGATTGGGGTGCAAATTGGGCCAACAATCTTCTTTGCTTACGAGAGTCCCTATCAATTCAACACAGTGGATAACCCATACAAGTGTAAACTTCCATTTATTGGTAGAATCTTCAACAACATCAACAGTAAGCCGACCTCACTTGTTGATCTCATTAAGCCCTATCAGTACCTCTACAACATCATCTGGTACAGACTAGAGTTAGAATTTGCTAAGGCAAAGGGTAAGAAGTTTGTAATGGATATTGCTCAAATCCCAAAAAGTAAGGGATGGACAGTAGAGCAATGGATGTATTACTTTGATACTCTGGGTATTGCATTTGTAAACTCAGCTGAGGAAGGTAGAGAAGGAGATCCATCTTCTGTATCCAAATTTAACCAGTTTACTGGGATAGATATGACATTAAGTAACTCTATTCAAGGTTACTTCTCAATGTTATCTAAGATTGAGGAAGCAGTAGAAAATATTACTGGTATCTCTAGACAAAGAAAAGGACAAATTAATAGCTCTGAAACTGTAGGGGGTGTAGAAAGGTCTGTAGTGCAGAGTAATGCACTAACTGAGATATATTTCCATGAACATTCTATGGTTAAAGAGAAGGTCTTAGAACATCTTCTTGAGATAGCTAAGATTGCATATGCTACTAATGAACAAGGTAAACTTGTTTTTGATGAGTTTAGTAGAACAGTATTAGATACTAAATCTCTCATTAATACTGACTTTGGATTATATGTTTCTGATAGTATTAAAGATAATGCTATTCTAGAACAACTTAAGGGACTTGCTAAAGAAGGTATATCTTCTGGAACTTTACAGTTCTCTAACTTTGTTACTCTCCTTAAGAGCAACTCTATTGCTGAAGTTGAGAACTCCATTAGAAGATCTGAGGAACAAAAACAGAAAATGCAAGAACAACAATCTCAAATACAACAACAACAAATTGAGAGTAATGAGAGGATTGCTAGAGAAAGAATGGATAGAGAAGAAACTCAAAAACAACTTGATAGAGAATCAAGACTTAGGGAAGCTGAGATTAGAGCTCTTGGAAATATTGGTATGAGTAATCCTGATGTTAATCAGAATATGATTCCTGATGTTATGGAGCAAACTAAACTCTCACTTCAACAATCTAAACAACAGTTTGATCAAGCAGAAAAACAGCAAAAACTTGAGATGGAAAAAACTAAAATGCAAGTTGAGCAAGAAATGCAATCTAGAGAAAATGCTCAACAAAATAGAATGCATACAGATAGAATGAAGCTTGAGAATAGTAAACTTGCCCTTAAGAAAGAAGAAATAGCTATTAAGAAAAAAGCACTTAAGTATAAACCTAAAAGCAAATAGCGTATAAAATTAAAAACATATAATTATGGCAAAATTATTTAAAAATAAAGAAGAAGAATCTAAAGTAGAAACTCCAATTGTAGAAAGTGTAGAAACTCCTACTCCTGAAGTTACTCCTGTTGTAGAAACAAAAGAAATTCTTATTGCTCCTGTTGTAGAAGTTAAATCTGCTATTAATAAAGAAGAAATTGTATCTAAACTTGGAGAACTTGCTACTATCTTTAGAAACTTATATGGAGAACAATTGAATCCTGTATTTGCAGAAATTCACAAATCTCTCTCCAATGCTCAGTATAAGATTATGCAGAATCTTTAATAAATGAAGAAAGTAAAAAAATATTATCCTGGAGTTAATAACCTTACTGGCAATACTTACAGTACTACAGGAGGATGGAATTATGGTTTTGGAGGAAACTCTGAAATGGTAAATCCTGGAAATGCTGCACTTCAACAATATACAACTACTTCTTCTAGTACTATTCGCAATGGGGAATCAGCAGCTAGTGGAGATATAAGTCAATTAATAAATTCTAAAAACAAACTTTCTTTTAAAGATAAAGCAGGCGCTTTTATGGGTAACTATGGAAGTGCTATTGCTTCAGCTGCTGGATCAATAGCTCCATTACTTATGAAAAAACCTAATCCTAATGCTAAACCTTATAAGAAAGGAAGCAAAATGGTAAAATATAAAAATGGAGGTAAAGATTTAAATAACTTATCTTTTAAAGATACAGAAGAACTTGTAAAAGCAGATCTCTTAAGTAATAAAGATTATCTTATCTCTAAACTTCCAAAGTTTGCTCAAAAAGCTTTTGCTAAAAAAGCAATGTCTAGAATTGAGCAAGCTGATCAAGAATATAATGAAGCTTATAAAGATGTATATTCTTCCAAAGAAGCTGAAAAAACTCCTGTAGAAGAAAATAGAGTAATGAGGCAAGTTGTTAAAAAAAGACAAACTCCTCAAACTATTCAAACTCCAACTGTAGAAACTCCAAAAGAAGAAATTAGTTTACTTAATACTTCTGGTCCAAGAGAAAATCCTGAAAGTCCTTCTGCACAAAGAACTCTTCTTCAAATAAGAAGAATGGAAGGAGAAGCTGAAAGTGAAAAAGAAAGAATAAAAAAAATTCAAAGAAAACTTGGTGTTAAAGATGATGGTATTTGGGGACCAAAAACTCAAGCAGCTTGGACAGCATCAAAAAGAAAAAAAGTACCACAAGTTAAAAATACTACTATTGAAGAAGATGTAGATGCTCCTGAAATTCCACAAAAAAATACATTACCTTTACAAGAAAAAAAAGTTAAAACTCTTGTTAAGTATGATGGCAAACCTTCTCAATTTGCAGGGTTTGGAGGTGGAAGATTTGGTGGTGGTGGAGCTTCTGGCGATTTTAAAACAGGAACAAAAAATTTAAATACTAATATGAAAAAAAGAAAAAGTCTTATTAAATATGAAGGTGGAGTTGAAGATGCTACTTTATCTTCTGGATTAGCTGCTAATTATGCAGAAGCACAATCAATGAAAGCAAATGCTGAAGATAGAAAAAGAGCTTTTTTACAAAAAAATATTGAAAATCAGCCTCCTTCAGACATGAGAAGAGAAAGTACTACACTAACTCCTACTATGGCATATGGTCAAACTTCTACTCCTAAATTATCTAGTCCTAAATCATTAGGTAATAATAAAGTTAGAGCCTATCAACAAAAATTAAAAGATGCTGGTTACAATATTAAAGTAGATGGTATTTGGGGAAAAGAAACTCAAAGAATTCATAATGCTTATACTAAAGGTAAAACAATTGATACATCTAGAAGAGGTACTGTAAATACTGGTCAAGGTCCTACTATTCAAAATGCTCAAAACCTTAAAGAAGCTAGAGCTCTTGGTGCTAAAGGTACTGTACTTGATCAAGTTACTGTTACTGCTCCTGCAAAAAAAACATATAATCAATTTGATAGTCCTGTCTTAAGACAAGCTAATATGGAAGCTTTAGGAAGATGGAGAGCAGAAGATGCTAAAACTCAAGCCATTGCAGATGCTAAAAGAAAAGCTAGACAAGCTGAGATTGCTAGAAACTCACAATCTCTTCCTTCTGATACAGAAGCTAATAAATATTCTTTTAATGCTGGTAATAAAGGTCAAGGAACTGATGTTACTGCAATTCAAAATGAATCTCAATTAAGAAATAAACTTGTTGGTAAAGGAGAAAGAATTTCTGCCAATGGAAGAATACAAACATTTGCAGGAGGTACTCCTTCTTTAGAAGCAGGTAAAAAACCTAGTATGTATGAAAAAATAGATGCTAGACTTGGTGGTATTCTTCCTGGAGGTTTAAATAGAAAAGAATCAAAAGAACTTAGAGTAGCTAATAGAGCTGAAAGATTAAAAGAAAAAATTAATAGTCTTAAAGGTGAGTATAGTGCTATTACTGGTAAACAAGATTCTGATTTAATTAAGTATAGTGAGTATGGACCATATGAAGAAAAGTATAAAGCTCCAGAAACTCCAAAAACTAAAGTTGATGAGATGATTCAACAATCTACAACTCCTCCTGCTAAAACAGAAACTAAGACTGAAACACCAGCAAGTACTGTTGTTAAAAAATCATCTTCAAAAAATCAAAAAAGAAAAGGAGGAAGTGGATCAAGTGGAGGAAGTGAAAAAACTTCTGCACCTGCAGAATCTTCTTTATTTAAAAATGGTGTAGCTGTTAAAAACTTTAAAGATAAAAAAACAGGACGTTCTTATTATACTAATGGTAGAGTTTTTGATGAAAAAACTGGCAAAATGGGTAAATATACCAGTGATAATAAAACAGTAAAATTTAGTTGGGACAAACCTAAAGCTGCTCCTAAAAGAAAAGGTGATGATACCTATATGGATGAAGTAATTGATATTGGTTCAAGAACTATTGGCTCACTTGGAGGAGCTGCACTTGCAGGAGGTTCTACATTTGGAGTAGGTTCTGTAGCTGGAGGTATTGTCGGTGATAGAGCAGGTAAAGCTTTTGGTAACTGGTTAAATAAAAAACTTGGTTATAGAGAAGAAGATGATAAATCTCAAGAAGGATACTCTCTTGGTGAAGCTGCTTTTGGAGCTATAGGAGGTGCCGGAGGAAGACTTGTTAAACCTGTTGGTGGTGCTGTAATGAAATTTGCTGGCAAAGAAGCTGCTAAAATGGCTGCTTCACCACTAGGTAGAGCTGTTGGTGCTACAGGTAGAGCTGCAGGTAAATTAGTAGGTAGAGGTGGTAGTAAAGCTACTGCTCAAGCAGGTGGACAAGCTGCATCTCAAGGAGCTAGTCAGGCTGCATCTCAAGCTGCTAGTAAAGGTACTGCACAAGCTGCAAAAATTACTTTAAAACCTGGTAAATTTGCTACAACAAGAGGTAATGGAGGTAAGTTTACAGTTAATCCTGCAAAACAAGGTAAAGGTACTTATACTGGTCCTAAAGCTCCTGCTAAAGGAAGCCCAACACCTAGTAAAGTATACCCAAAAAATAGTTCTGCAAACACTGCAACTCCTGCTGCTCCTGCACAAGGTGCAGTACAAGGTCCTGCACAAGCTAATTTTAGACAAAGTGTTGGTAATGTAACTAGAACAGCTGGAAGAAAAGCTAGAGAAACTGGTAAAAAGGCTATTAACTTTGTTAAAAATAATAAGAAAAAGAGTGCAATAGCAGCTGGTACTGTTGGTGCAGGAATGTATGCTGCTTCTCAAATGAAAACTGGTGGTTAATAAAAATTCTAATAAAAAATATTAGAGAACATAATAAAACCTCGTATAACAATTTAAATTAGAACAACATGTTTGGTGATTTTGTAGAAAATGAAGAATTAGAAAATGAAAAACTTACTTCTGGAGAGACAGAAGTAGAGGAGGATCTTGAAGATGATTTTGAAGAGTATGAATACTCTGAAGATGATTTTGAAGATATTGAGGGGGAGATTGATGATGAAGATAAAACTCCTTACCAGATTCTCATGGAGGATTTGGTAGAAAGAGGAGTTTTGTATGCAGATGAGCAAAAGGAGTATGACATTGATGAAAATGGTGTTGAAGAACTCCTTGAGGATACTGTAAATGCTAGAATTGAAGCTACATTTGAAGAAAATGAAGACCTAGCATTACTTTATGATGTAGTACAAAGAGGAGGTTCAATCCAAGATGTGCTAGAAATTTATAAAGAAGTAGACTACAGTGAATTGGATATGACTGATGCAGGTACTCAAGAACAAGTAGTAATTGATTACTATACTGCTAAAGGTCTTTCTGAGGATAAGATTGCTCGTCTGATTAATAGTTCTAAAGATGATGGAACTTTCTATAATGAAGTTGATGAAGCATATAGAGCATTAGTGCAAGGTCAACAATATCAAGTTCAAGAATATCTTGAGTCTTTAGAAAATAGAAAAGCTGAAGAAGAGGAATATCTAATAGAGCAAATGGCAGTTCTTAAAAATACTATTGATAGTATTGAAGAAATTCAAGGGTTTTCTCTTGATAGAAGAACTAGAGAAGATTTCTTTCAATATATGACAAGGCCAAATGCTAATGGACTAACTCAACTTCAAATGGATGCTCAGGATTATGAGAAACAATTAGTGATGGCTTTTATGTACTATACTAACTTTAATAGTGATGATTTACAAAGAAGAGCTACTACTAATGTTTCTGATAGACTCTCTAAAGCTTTGAAGAGCCAGAAGGATAATAATATTCGTTCAGGTTCCTCTGGTAGTAAGAGAAATAGTAATATAGATGACTTTGATGACATCATTATTTAAAATTTAAAAATTGTAAAACCTTAAAAAAACAAATAAAATAAAATGGATGTTAATGTAAATTCCAGTAATCTCCCTAGGCTCATTGATGCCAGGGCGGTCTCAGGTGCACTGACTGATAGCAACAAGCTTGATCAGTTACTGCTTCGCAAACCTTTCCAATTTGGACAGGTAGTGTCTTACCTTCTTGGTAAGCAATATGGTCACTCTCTCCAGTGTCTTACTGAGGCTCTTGGTAGAATTGAAGAGAAAGAAATTGATAGCAATATCTATCAGTGGGATGTAGCCTATATGAATGATAGAACTATCAAAATTACTGCTGGTGCTACTGGTACTAACCTTGGTCTTAACTGTGCTCCTGTACAATTGACTTTGGAAGAAAAGTGGTTCTCTGGTATTGATAAAGTAAGAACAGATAGTGGTGCTCTTGTAAACATCATTGCTGATCCTATTCAGACTGGTAATGGTTGGTTATATACTTTCCAATTCTCTGATCCTGCTCAATATTTTGATTCTAATGATGTAACTGTAGGTGCTAAACTTAGCCGTGCTTACTCTCCAGTATCTGAAATGTCAGACAGAGGTGGTTGGGTAGATTTCTTCTCTCCTGCCAAGTTTGAAAACTACTTCACTACTCACAGAATTGAGCATGCTATCTCTGCTGAAGCTATGAAACAAAAGATTGCTATTGAGTTGACTAAATCTGATGGAAGCAAAACTTTCTCTTGGATTGAGAAGGCTAAGTGGGAAGCGTTTATGAAGGTGGACAGTTTGTATCTGGCTCTGGAATGAATATGAGCTTTGGTTCTCAGTTCAAAACCTGTATGTTCCCTAATGGTCTTGAGGTAACTGTAGTACATTGTCCTCTGTATGATGATATTGTTCTTAACAGACAACTTGACCCTGCTACTGGATATCCTCTGGAATCCTCTCGTTTCACTATCTTCAACATTGGTAACAATGCTAATGGTGCTAACCTTGTTAAAGTAACCTTAAAAGGTGCTCAGATGGGTTCAATCCAGATTGAAGGTATGACTGACATCAATGGTAACTACAAGCAAGGATTTGCTCCTTCTAGTTCTGCCCTTGATGGTGCTCAAATCCACATGATTAGAAGGTCTGGTATCCTTCTGAAAGATCCTCTTTCAGCTGGTGAACTGATTCCTGCTAAGATTGGTAAATTCGTCTAATTTTTCTCATGTTGTTGTAGGATAGGAGCAGGAATTTTTCCTGACTTCCTATCCTATTTCAACATATATTTGCAACAACAAGAAATAAAATTAAAACATATGAAGTATAGATTAAGAAGTATTCCTAAGAGTTCTTGGGGATTTACTAAAGGGGGTAAAAAGTTTACCCAATTTGATAAGACTAAGTATAGGATTGTGGCATATAAGGATATGTCTAATAACTTTATTACTGGTCTTACTAAAGAAGATGAGAAATATTTTGAGGAGAAACTAGGTAAGCCAATGGGCTACTTCTCTCCTAGAAGCAACTTTTGGTATGATAGTCCAATTGAGTGCTTTGGTGAAATGCATAATGGTTTCTGGGTAGATTATGAGGTTAACTTAGATACTGAGGGTAAAGATAATGGTACTACTCTTGAGACAGGAGAAGCTGATATTGATGAGGTTTGGAATAATCTAAAGGTTAAGTTTATGATTGCCAATCCCTCTATTGCTTATAATAACCCTAATCCATCTTCATCAGCTCTCTTAGAATTGACTTCTCTTGCAGAAGCTTCTAAGCAGAAAGTTGAGAATAGAAGACATAAAGCTGAAGCTTATGCTAAGTATCTCACACTTACTCCAGAAGATAAGAGAAAGTACTTTACAGTTATTACTGGTAAGAGTGCTAATAATCTCTTAGATGCTGCTATTGATGAGAGACTTACAGATTATATTGAGGGATCTCCTAAACAGGCAGATACTCTTGTAGCACTAATGAATGATCCTTCTGTAGATGAGAAATATAAGTATAACCAATTATTCCTCTCAGGAGCTATTATTAAGGATAATAATGGATACAAGTTTAATGGTATTCAATTGGGCTTTACCTTTGATGAGATTTATAAGTTCTTAAAAGATAAGAAAAATCAAGAGCTTAAAGACCTTGTTGAGAAAGCGTATGATAAGGTATTAACTGCATAATATGACTATTGTTGATTGGCATAGAGCATTCAAAGTACAACTAGACACTCTAGATACTCAGAGTGCTCTACGTCTTCAACCTGAGGTAGTTGATGTATTCTTCAATAAAGCCATCAATAAGATAATGATGGAAATTTATGATGCATATGAAGAATCTCAAGAAATGTCTGATGCATTATCTTCTCAAACTGTAATTAATAATAATCTTACAGTAACTGCTACAGGTTATCCTAATCAATGGAAAGTAACACTTCCTAGTAATTACTATCACCATTTACAATCCTATGCAACACTTGCTGTAGGAAGTATTACAGGAGTAGTAAGAACAGTTAAACAATTACTTGATACTGAGAATAAAGTACTTGGTAATCCATTTGAGAGAGCTGATGATACAGAAGTTCCAATCTTCTTTAAAGATGGTGGAATATATGTATATACACCTCCAGGCTATACTTTAAATAATTTCTCTATAACTTATTTAAAGAATCCAATCCAAGTCTCGTATAAACAGAATATCAGCTCTGATATTGATGAGTATCTACATGAGAAAATCATTAACCTAGCTGTTATATATGCACTTGAGACATATGGGTCTGAAAGGACTCCTGCTAAAGTGCAAATTAAAGATGTAACTTAAATAAATTTATAACTAAAAAACAAATTAAAAAAAATGGAACTTTTAAAAGTTTTCGTAGGTGATGGTACTAATAGTTCATTAACTGCAACTACTGCCAACATGTTAAAAGGAGATCTTCTCCTTCTTAAAGCTTCTGATTATACCCCTTGGGTAAGTGCTAATGGAAATGTCCCTGTAGTAATTGCTGGTAAAAATGACAAAGGTGTTTATTATTCTTCGCCAATTACTAATGCAAATGTAGTTTATTGTAACTATAAAGAGACTGATTCTTACACTGCAAAAGTAGTAACTTTTTCTTTAGCTGAAACTGCTTATGGCTCTACTTCCGCCTCTTCTACCTATTCCTTAGGTATTCAGATTAAAGAAGATTTGAGGATGGGTACTTATAACAAAAACACTGAAGTTATTGCTTCTCATACTACTCCTCCTACAGCTACTTCTACTATTGGTGAAGTATCTTCTACTTTAGCTAAAGGATTTTCTGCTAATCCTCTTACCTCTCAAGGTTCTCCTTATCAACTGGTTAAAGTTGTAAGAACTGGAACTGGTTCTGTAACTGGTTTAGCTGCAACAGTTACTCCTGGTGCTAGACAAGTAACTTTTGGTTCTGCTCATGGAAGATCTGTTGGACAATGGGTATCTTTAGATGGAGCTATCTATCAAATTGAAAAAGTAGATTCTACAACTGTTGTAACTCTTGATACTGCTTATCAGGGTACTACTACTTCTTTAAGTTCAAATACCAACCAAGCTGCTGGAACTTCAGGACATTTTACTGCTGCTGAACCAACTGCTATTAAGTTTGTATTTACAGCTCTTGCTCAAACTCAACAAAATAGATATGATCAATTCAGACTTGTTGAATTTGATGTAATTGCTCCTAAAGGTTGGACTAATGCTTCTTCTATTGCAGTAGTTACTACCCCAACTGCTTATCCTTCTGGAACTTATCGTCAAATCAGAGATCTTGAAGAAAAGGCTCATACTAATAGCATGCCTCTAATTAATTATAGAGAGTTTCCATTTGAAACATTCCCTCTTAATGCAAACTCTGCCAATGATGATTATAATATGTTAACAATTACATATAATCTTCCTGCAGGATATAATTATATGCAATCTTCTAGTAAAGAATTTCCTCAAACAGTTGTTGTATGTTCACCTAATACTGGTGTAGCTGCTGATCAATTTGATTCAACAACTACAAATGCATTCTTGAATAAATTTGATGCTTGGTTTACAGGTACTATAACCGGTGACGCTTTACCTGATTGGACTCCATAAGATATAAAATCGGAGACTCACAGTTAGGGGGAAGAGAAATCTTCCCTCTTTCTTTTTATATCGTATAAAAATATATGTTACTATCTAAGATAATATATACCATTCAAGAGGTTAGGAGTAAGTTCTCTCAATCAGATGATAACCCTCTCTCTGATAGACAAGTACTCTTTATCTTGAATTACTATAGATCTTTTCTTATTAGACAAGAAATGGAAAAGGGTAGACCTTTATCTCCATTTGTTATGCAGGAGTTGACTTTAGATTTAGAAAAAGCTGATAAGGGTATTGGCTTTACTACTAATGATAAGATCTTAAGGACTAAGATTGAGATTCCTAAACCTATTGAGGGTCATATGCATGATTATCTAACTTATGTAGGTAGAGCAGACTTTGAGGATAGATGGACACAGTTAGATTTACAGTCCCTAAAGTCAGTAAGTTATACTAGACACGCAGGTAGATTTCCTAGATGGTTTGCCAGAGAAAGTTTTATATATGTAAAGTTTCCTCCTACTTGTACTCTTAAAAAAGTATTAGTTAGAGGAGTATTTGAGGAACCGGAGTTAGTAGCAAAACTAGCTGGTAAGATAGCTCCATTTCAGGGACAAGAGTGGGATTATCCAATCTCTAATAATATGTTATCTACCATCATTAGAATGCTTGAGGAATCAGAGTTTAAGTTTACCTTTGCTATTCCTAAGGACCATGAAAATGATGGAAGTCAACAATAAGGGAAATTTCCTTATTGAGAACCCTAAACTAAAAGATATACCTTATGATAAGGTAGTAAAGGAATTCCAGAAGGTATTCTATGCTCACCTGTTTAAGGGTAAGACAATAGAAACTCCTTTAGGAACTTTTGAGGTAGTGCGTTTTAAACCTACTAGAGAGTTTAAGAAAAAACCTATAGACTTTAAAGCTACTAGAGAAGAAGGTTTTACTATTAGACACTTGAATGAACATACTAATGGTTATGCTTGTATGGTAAACTTTACTCCTAAGGGTATCTTTAATAGATATAAATTTAAGACAGTCAGGGTCTTAGCTAGATCTCTAGCAGCTTACATACTTCAGAATATAGATGCGTATAAATTATATTATGAAGTTAGCAAACATAAATACAGTAATATACAGGCTAGAACAACTGGTAGTGGAGCCACTACCAATAGCTGATTGTTATGAATGGATAGCTGCTGCTTTGCAGCATATTGGTGGAGATTATCCACAAGTCTTAAAGGAGAAAACTCTTGAGATAGATAATTACAGAGCAGAGATTCCTTGTGATATGGTTAACTTCTTAAGATTGCTAAAGGTAGAAACTCCTAATGGTACTACTGAAACTTTTGTAGAGGAAACTAGACTTCCTAACTATCTGGAAACTTCCTACATCTATGCTAATAGGAGAGTAAATTTTTATGACCCTACACAGCAGTATAATCCCTTTAATAATTCTATTAGACACTCTGTAAACAACTGGCTAACTCCTGAAGATGATTTGACTTGGAACTCTGTTCTTGATTATAGAATTGAGAATAATCACTTTCTCTTTAATCTTGAGAAAGGAACTATTACTATACAGTATTGGGCAGTTCCTACAGATGAGAATGAGTTACCAATGATTCCAGATTTAGAAGCTTTTATTGAAGCTTGTATGTGGTATTGTTGTAAACAACTTGCATATCAAGGATACAAGTTTAAGAACCCTGAGTTTAAAACTATGTTCTTTGAGCAAAAGTGGAATAGGTATTGTCTGCAAGCTAGAACTGAGGGTAGAATGCCAGATATTCATATGATGCAGAGAATGTCTAATGAGAATATGAGACTCTTACCAATTACTAATCACTACTATACCTCATTCAGGTATCTGGGTATTATGCAACAACAGAATAGACACGGAAGATTTAGATAAAAGAATATATGGAAGGAGCAAATAGTTTTGATAAAGGATTACATAGAAGTAATAGCCCCCAAATGCAACCAGAGGGTAGCTATATTGATGCCCTTAACTGGATTAGAAATGATAGCGGTAGACTTATAAACGAAGATTTAGAAAATATTGTACACACATTTTCTGAGGATACAGTTCTCTTAGGTCATTGTCCAATTAAGAACCAATTTATATGTTTTCTTAAATCTTATAATGATACTGATAAAATTTGGAATTCTGTTATTGGAACTTTCTCAGAAGGAACTTATACAGAAATCTTTAATGATAAAAACCATACTTATAAACTAAACTTTACTAATGAAATAGATTGTGTAGCTAGAATAGTATCTTCTGGTAGTAGAGTAACTTATTTTGTAGAAGATGGCAATCCTATTAGAAGATTTGATTTAGATTTATACTTAAATGATCCAACTCTTTATAATGGTTATGAAGATTTTAACTTACAACTTACAGTTAAATATCCTAAACTTTCAACTATAATTTCTACAGGAGGAACTTTAAAAACTACTGTATATTCTTTTATTACAAGATATATTGATGCTAGTAATAATAAAACTCAATGGAATATTCCATCAAGAATGATTTCTGTAATTCCTTCAGGTTCTTCTGTAGAATCTGATCAAGGAGCTCCTCCAGATGAAACTTCAGATAAACAAATACAAATAAGTATAGAAGGTTCTGATTTAAATTACCCACTTATTGAGATAGGTGTAATTAAATATGAAGGTATTGCTAGTGTTAGAGTAGTTAAAAGTCTTGGTTTATATAGAAATGATACTAAAATTACAGTTTCTCTTACTTCAGATTCTCAACTAGGAGAAAGTATAAATCTTGACTCAGTACAAGATCTTCCTGTATATTATGAGGGGGCTAAGTGTATAGAACAAAAAGATGGAATACTTTTATTATCTAATCTTACTACAAAAAGATTTGATGATAACTTTCAACAAGTTGCTAATAATATTGTAGTTACTACTTATATAGAAAAAAGACCTATTGATATTACAAGAAGAATTAATGTAAGAGGTTATGATGTTGCTTCAGATACAACTACTGATAGAATAGGTTTTGGTTCTGTAGATGATGATTCAACAAACAGCTTTGATGTTGTAGATCAGTGGTTTGATCAAAGTGTAACAGATGATTATAATAATGGAACAAATTTTTATAAAGACTCTTCTCTTAAAAAAGGTTTTCAACCAAATGAAGTTTACTCATTTTCCATTACTCCAATTTATAAAGATGGTAGTATAGGTTTTGCATATCATATACCTTGTAATAAAGATAATTTTACAGAATATCCAGCGTTCTCTAATTATACAACTACTAAAAAATATGTTAGTGATCTTGATTATCCTAGTTATATGAATATGGGTCCAATAGGAACCAAAATTAGGCACCATAGAATGCCAAGTATGACTATTGTAAGTGGCGATTTAAATCCTACAACTAATGTTTATGATCCAGCAGCATCAGTAAATATTTTAAGAGTAAGATTTTTTAATATTATTTTTCCTCAAGCAATTAAAGATAAAATTCAAGGTTATATCATTGGATTTCAACAAAGAAATAAAGATATAAATACTAGTATAATTGATGAAGGTGTTGCAATTCCTTATAACTATTGGCCTCAAACTGGAAAATATTATAATGGGGTATTAAATGGTAGGTGTTCTTTTAGAGGAGACATTGGTCAATCAAGTGCTGGAATAGCTATAGGTCCTTCTCACCCATACGCAATGTATTACTCTCCTAGTACACAAATAGGATTAGAAATAAAAGAAGGTTTTAAATTTCATATTCAAAGAGAGGCACAACATTATTATTATAATGGTATAGCTGCAGCAGCAAATAAATATTTTACAAGACCTTCTATATTAAAACATGCAGGAAGTAAGGATAATAATTATACTTATGATGCTCAGTTTTTTGATGGAAATAAACATACACAAGGAATGTATGCTCCTACAACTATTGTTAAATCGTTAACAAATAATGGTGATTATCCTGGAAATACAACTAATATTGTTGATGGTAAAGTATATGTAGGAGGAGGTACTAATTATGTACACATTGAAACTCAAGGTCAAATTTGGGATTCTTATATAGGTCAACAAAATGTTACAATAATTAGTCACTATTGGAGAGATTGGTCTGATGATAATAATGTTGATAGAGCAAAAAGAATAGTTTCTGTTCGTCAAGTTGAAACTCAAAATCTATCAATAGGTAGAGTTACTAATCCAATTTCTAATCAATATGGTAATATTTATAATGCAGAATATTTAGTTGCTGAAACAGTATTGGATCCTTCTCAAACTCAAGTTGAGGTAGAGGGAGATACTTATACTTTTAAACATTGGTTTAATATTAGAAGTATTCATAAACAAACTATAGATAATATTGAAAGACAATTTAATTTTGATTTTGTTGCAGGAGTATGGTTAAATTCTCAAAATAACTTTTCTCTTAGACATAGAGCATCTAATGAAGGACTTTATTATCCTCAAACTAAAACTTTTTTTACTGGTGGTTCACATGATATGTTTGGAAACTATTGGTATTATAGAAGTTTAGGATATAATAAACAATATTCTGCACTTAATAATAATAAGTTAAATTTTCCAAGACCTCTTCTATTCTCAGAAAATAATGTTTTTGAGAATAGAACTATTTACTCAAAACAATCATTTGAGAGTGAGTTATCTGATCAATATAGAATATTTCCTGCTTTACAATTTCATGATATTCCTAAAGATAGAGGTACTATAACAGATACATTTGTATTTAATAATAACTTCTATCACCATACAGAATATGGATTATGGTTATCTTACTTTAATCCTAATACTATACAAAGCACATCTCAAGGAGATGTAGTACTTGGTAATGCTGGAATATTTAAAATACCATCTAAACTTATTCTTGATATTAAAGGAGGTTATATGGGCACTCTTGATAAGAGTGGAGTTAATACTCCTTTTGGTAGAGTATTTATAGATCATTCTCAAAGAAAAGTATTTCTTTTTGCTGGGGATTCTCCTGTAGAAATATCTGACTTAGGATTATTTTCCTTCTTCAGGGATAATATTAATCCAAATAAAAAATGTTCTTTTGGATATGATTGGAAAAATAAAAGATTACTTTTATCTGTTACAGACAAAAATTATTCAGCTAGTTTAAATAGTATTGTTAATAATGGACAATTAGAAGTTTTAAATAATGGTACACACAACTCATTAAGCAAAGCAAAAAATTTAGGTAGTTTAGATGTTCCTATAAAAATAAGAAGCTGGGAAGATTTAGGATCTTCAATATTTTTTAAATTTAATTTAAATGATAATAAAACAATAGTTTTAGATGGAAGATTACAAGGTCCTTGCACATTAAATATTTATAAAAAAATAGATGATTTTCAAATTGATTTAATAGAGACAAGAACTTTACCTATAAGTGATTATACAGATGTTCTTTTTCCGATAGGTGGAGGGCTTCCGCCATTAGTGCAAAGAACATGGTTATTTAATAGGTATACAGTAGAATTAACCAGTGGAGAAAATTATATAGAAATAAAACAATTAAGTGGATATCCATTAAAAGATATTAATTTATTAGGAATAGGAACTCCATTTAATTATGTAATATCCTATTATCCTAAAACTCAAACTTGGACATCCTTACATGATTTTATACCATCATCTTATTTAACTATTAATAGTTCTTCTTATGCATGGTATAATAATTCATTTTATAATCTTGCTAATGATAATGGAATAAAGAAAAACTCTCATATAACTTTTGTAGAAAATACTCAACCTGATGCATTTAAGAGGTTTGATAGGATGGAAATAAATACTATGTCTGGTAGAGATCAAGAAAAATATTCTCCAGGATTTGTAGAACCAGATAATTATATTTTTAATGATAAATCTTTTTCAACTATTCATTGTTGGAATGATAGACAGAATAGTACAGAATTAGATCTTTTTTATTCTCATGATTATAATTTAATGTCTGAGTATTACAATGATAGAATTCCTGCTAACTATTATAGAAGTTCCTTTCATATAGAACTTCCTCCTGATGCAGTAATAGATCCATATAAAAACATTTTTGATGTAAATAATACTGATGTTAATGCAGAATTTAAATCTCATTTAAAAGGTAAGTTCTTGTACACTAAGCTATCGTATAATGATGATAAGCCCTTAGTCTTAAATTATATTAAGACATTTTTCAAACCTTCTGTAGCATAAACATGAAAAATAAAAAGAAATATAAATTTACTACTGGTATCCAACAAATTGAAATGGATACACCAGATTATAGTAAAGCTTATGAAATACAGACTGAAGGTGCTGCAAAAAATAAAGGTCTTTCTCAAGCAGCATCAATGTTTTCAGGAGCATTTGCTCCTGCTGCTCAAGTAGGTGGTGTAGCAGCAGATGTAATTAGAAATAGAGCTAAAAATAAAAAAACAGGTTCTGTTGCAGGAGGTGCTTTAGAAATGGGAGCTTCTGGTGCAGCATTAGGTATGCAATTAGGTGGCCCTTGGGGAGCATTAGCAGGAGGTGTTATTGGAGGTGTTTATGGGGGCATTAAAGGTAAAAAAGATTATGAAAAAGTTAAAGCTGCTGCTCAAGAAGAAGAAAGATTAGTAGAAGCTTCAAACTTTAATAAAGGGTTTCAACAAGGTGCTTCTACAGATGCTCAATCTTTCTTAGCTAAGAAAGGTAAATATAAAGTAAAGAGTAAACAACCTCGTCTTATTGAGACTGAAGGTAGAGAACCTATCTTCTCTCCTAAGAAAGCTGATGGAAGCAGAGATCTTCTTTACTATAATCCTAATGATCCTACCCATGAGGAGGGGGGAGTTAAGGCTGTAGTTATGCCTAAAAAGAAATATGAGGAGGGGACTAATAAATTAGAAGGAGATCTTATTTCTAAAGTAGTAATGAATAGAAACAAAGATAAAGACTTTGTTAAAAGAGCTCAAGCTACTAATATGTTTAAAACATGGGATGACTTTGATACTAAAGCAACTCATAAAATGGCTTATGGAGAAGATGATAGAGGGCAAAGTTATATGTTTCCCACTATTATGAATTCTAAGAATGAAGCTATTAAGGTTCCCAATCAATATGCAGATTATATATCTTCTGAAGGGTATAAGAAAGCTACAGGTATGATGGCTGTAGGATCTAAACAACTTAAGGTTAATAACTTAAATACTGCTGCACTATCTCAGAATCTTTCTGGTATGCCTTCTGCTAATGCTGCTAATAATTTTCTACAACCAACAGTAGGTCTTAATCAAGTTGCAAGACGAATTAAAGAGGAGAGAAGACAAGAAAAAATAAATACTCCTAGATCTCATAAAAAAGCTGTAGGTCCTGTAAAAACAGAAAAACCTCCTACGCTTTATGAAATGAAGCCACCTCCACCAAAAAGTACATTTAATACTAAGAATGATTTTAATAAAGGTTCTAAAAGAGTTAAGGTATACAGATGAAGATAATAACTAAAAAAGATAATGGTGTTAAAGGTGCTAAAGCAGGACCCACTATACAAAATGCTAAGAAATTAAATTCTAAAGGAGGAACTCAATTGTTTCCTACACCTACTTTTAACTTTAATGCTCCAGCAGCTAAAAAGTTTTCTAATACACCTGCTATTGATAATTTTACAAATCAAGCTTTTTATGGTGAGCAAAATAGAAAGATGGCTGAAAATAGTCCAAATGTTAGATTTGCTAAACAAAAACAAAAAGATGAAGCATATAGAAATTATGTAAAAAAGAATCCTTTAAAAGCAAAAGCTACTGGTCAAGTAGATATGACTATGAGCCCTGTTGATCTTGCAGTTGGAGCAGGAGCAGGATTAGTAGGAAGTACTGCTCGTTTAGCAACTTCAGCATTAGGTGCCACAGTTCCTGGAACAGGACTTACTGTTGGGCAAGGATTAAATGCTTATGGTGCATATGATGCTATAGCTAATAGAGCTCCTGCAGTTGTTAGAGATATTAAAAATGAAAATTATGGAAGTGCTCTTGGAGAAGCAGGAATGGGTGCTTTAGGAATGTCTGGAATTAAGAATACTGGGTTAAATGATAAATTATTAAAACCTGTTGCTAACTATGGTAAAGATTTTTATCAAGCTAGTAAAGCAAGTGGAAGACTTAAGTTACCTACTTATGAAAATTTGTATAGATGGCAACCTGATTATTATCCAGAAGGTTTATTAAAATCAGGAGAAGAACTTACAGATGCTCAGAAAGCATTAACAGGTTCTTGGTTTACTAGACGTTTAGATGCTATTCCTTTTTATAGTCGTACTAGGTCTGCTCCTGGAAATTTAAAAACTTTTAGAACATCAACTTTAAACGCAGAAAATTTAGAAAAAAATATGCCTGATGTTGCTAAAGGAATGTCAGGACAATCAACAGCTACTGCTACTAGTAATTTTTCAGAACCTGGAGAAGTAATACTTTCTAAAGCAGATGCTGCTAAAGCAAAAAATATTAGATTTGATGAGAATCCTTCTGTTAAAGCTTCTGCACAACCTGAATATCAAGAATTAGAAAAAGGAAATTATGGTGATTCTTATAAAAGATCAGGGCTTGAACATTTTACTTTGCCTTATCTTAAAAAAGCTATTGAACCTTTAAATAAACCTATACTTGGTATAGATAGAAAATATTTTCCATTTAAGAAAGGATCTAAAGATGTAAAACCTGTACTTAAATATAAAGATGGAAGTAAGGGTGTATCTTTAGCTTTTAGTAGAGGAGAGAAAGATCCTAAAGGTGGACTTACTCAAAAAGGTGTAGATAAGTATAATAGAGCTACTGGAGGTAATCTTAAGATGGCTGTTACTACTCCTCCATCTAAACTTAAAGCAGGTTCTAAAGATGCTAATAGAAGAAAATCTTTCTGTGCTAGAATGTCTGGTGTTAAAGGACCTATGGAAAAGAATGGTAAACCTACAAGAAAAGCTTTAGCACTTAGAAAATGGAACTGTTAAAACGTAAAATAAAGTTATGAAATTCAAGATGGGTGGTTCTGGTATATACATTAAACCAGAAAATAGAGGCAAGTTTACAGCTACTAAGAAAGCTACTGGTAAGACTACAGAAGAACTTACTCATAGTAAAAACCCTGTTACTAAGAAAAGAGCTATCTTTGCACAGAATGCTGCTAAATGGAAACATGAGGATGGTTCTAAGTCTATGAATGTAGATAAAAAGATGTGTGGTTCTAAAGGTATGAAATATGCTGAGGGAACTAAAAGCATTAATTTTAAAAAGAAGGAGATGATTAAAAGAGCTGATGGTAGTTATTCTCAAAGAGGTCTTTGGGATAACATTAGAGCTAATAAAGGTTCTGGTAAGAAACCTACTCCTGAGATGCTTAAACAAGAAAAGAAAATTAAAGCCGGTAAGTAATGTATAAACTTATATCAGGAGCTAAAAGCGTAAAACAATATAGAGGAGATGAGAATCTTCCTGAAGCTAAGAAAGGTATGAAGAACTGTGGCTGTAAACATCCTAAGAGCAAATACAAGTATGGTGCTGGAGCATTAACTATTCCAGAAGGTTCTGCTATTGTTACTGCTAATGGTGGTAAAAATATGCAAGCTCTTGAGGCATATGAAGAAGGAGATTTTCCAAGATTAAATAAGATTATAAATAAAATGCCTGAGGATAGCAATAGAGCTAAGAATGGTATTAAGAATACTTATAAGAAATATAAATTTAAACCAGGTGCAAAAAATGTTAATGCTGAAGATGAAGACGATTTTTCTTGGATTAAGAAGATTTTAAATTATGAAAGTACTGCAGGAAGTGCTGCCGGAACTGGATTAAGTAATTATGGTATACAAAAAGAAAAATATGCTTCTAAATATCCTAAAATGTGGAAGGATAATAAAATAGATGAGAAAGAAGCTATTGAGTTTATTAAAAAAGAATATCTTCCAATGGTAAAAAATTACCCTGTAGAAGTACAAAAAAGACTTGTTGATTATGCTTATAATACAGGAAGAAATGTAGAAGATGTTTTATTGTTAGCTAGTGGAGATAAAAACTTAAATGATGTACAAACACAGAATACTGATTTAAATTTATTTAATCAGAAAAAGGATGAGATTATTAAAAATATGTCTAATCCTGAATTTATAAAAAAGATAGATTCTGCTAAACATGAAATTTTAAAGGATACATGGACAAGAAAAGGTAATCCAGAAGCATATGAAAAATCTTCAAAAGGAAGAATAGATATGTGGAATGAGGGTTCTCCTAAATCAAATGCAGTTCCTGCTGGATCTAATGCTACTCTTACTAGAAATCCTATTACTGGAGAAATGGCTCCTGTTACTACTAATCCAGCTGCTCCAAAAGAAACTTGGACTGGTACAGGAAAAACATATGCATATAAAGCTAAAACTCAAGGAAGATTAGATTATCAACCTGATAGATTTAATGATGAAACTTGGTCAGAACAAAACTATCCTGCTTGGATGCAAACAGTTGCTGGAGGTTTAAAAGATAAAGAAAGAGCTGGAAAGATTGTTAATTATCTTAAAAACTATAAAGGTCAAGATTATGAAGATGTTCAAAGAATTGTAAATACTCCTGGTCTTAATAATGAACAATTATTACAAAAAATTGAAAAACTTTCTACTGATCAAAAAGTTGGACCTTTCCATGTAGCTGTTCAAGAGGCTTTAAAAGAAACTGAAGGAGAGAAACCAAAAGATGAGCCAGGTAAAACAAATACTGTAGAAGAAGGTGATAAGAAAACTGAAATAATTCCTCCACCTCAGCCTCCAGGAAGTATTCCTCCTCAAAGGAAAAATTTTATAGTTCCCTCATTAGCAGAAGTTTCTGCTAGAGGTTCTGTATTAAGTCAAGGTGTAGAAAATGTTCCTGAGAATTACTTAAAATTAGGTAGATATAAATATGCTTCTCAACTTCCTAAGACTCTTCAAGAAATTCAACTTGCTGAGCAAGCAGGTAGAGAGAGTGCTAGAGATGTTGTAGCAGGGGATGCTGGTAGATATCTTGCACAAGCAGGAAATTTATCTTCTGCTAGAATGAAGGCAGCTAATGATGCAGTAATTCAGGATACTCTTGCTAGACAAGATATCTTAAATAGAAATGTAGATCTAGGTAATACTGAAGCTCAAACTAATACAGAGTTAAAGAATGCTTATGGTATGCAAAGAGCAGCTAATAGGGGAGCGTATAATGATCAACTTGTTGCTTTTGGTCAAAGTATTGATACTGCTTCAGATGCTTCTAAATTAATGTCTGCACAAAAAGATGCTGATGATATTAAAATGAATCTTCTTAAATCTAAAAATTATTATATGGACCCTCAAGGAAATATAAGAATGGGTAAAAAAGGAATTAAGAAAGTTAAAACTTATAAAAGAAAATAATAGACATGGGAGTTAATTCATATACAAACAATCTTAATGTAAGAGAAAGACAGAGTACTTATGTACCTCTTCCATTTGAGGAAATGTATACTGTTTTGCAAGAAAAGCAAAAAATGTATGATAAGATTGATGAGTATGAGAGAGAACAGAAAAAATATGTTACAGGATTAAATTCTCCATTTAAGGCTCATGCAGATTACTTAGAAAACTTTAAAGCTAAATATTTAAAAGATGCTTTAACTTTACATAATAGTATGCCAGATAAAGGTTCTGCTTTATATGAGAGAAAACTTAATGAAATGGTAGAAGGTTATGGTTCTGATTCTAATTTAAATGTGATAAATAAATCTAATGCTGCTTGGGCAGAAAGATTAAAAACAGTTACTAAACAAATGTCTGACGGCAAATACTCTAAAGCTGCAGATATACCTTATCTTACTTTTGAGGGGATGAATCCTGATGGAACACTTAAAGAGTTTGTTTATGCTGGTAATAGAGAAAAGAAAGATTGGCAAAAACTAACTAGAGAAACTATTGATAAGGTTCCTACTCAAAAATCTAGTAGAGATGTTACTGATAAGGAAACTGGTGAAAGAAGAAAAGTTTCTGTGGCAACTAAAAGTGCTGGTGCAATTTCTAATAGTCTTTACACAGTTTTAAGTATGGACAGAGAGGCTGCACAAGATATGATGTATGATATAGGAATTACAGATCCTAAAGAATTTAATAAATACATTAGTGCTCTTGCTAGAGATAATGCAATGTCTGATACTGATGTTGTACAAGATTGGAATGCAGGATTAGTTAATAGAGCTGATGAGAAAGCTGAGAAAGCTGCTATGGGTGTAGGCTCACAAGATCTTCTTGGCACATATAGCAATCCTAATTATAATGCTGAAGAAGTTAATGATTTAATTTCTGAAGATGGAAAAGTTACTGCCTCAAGATCTCTTTTAAGTGCCGGATTATCTATGATAAACCCATTTGATGATAGCAATCCTGTACAAGAAAATAGAAGAATCTTAAATGAGAAATATGGTTTAGATAAAGTAATTCAAAATTATAAGGGTCTTGGTTATAGTGATGCACAAGCTGAGAAACAAGCATTAATCTCTATTAGAAGTAGAGGTTCCTCAATGAATCTTGTAGGAACAAGAATTGCTGATGAGAAAACAAGAACTAATATTGAGAATAACATAATTGCAGCATGGAATAACTATGGTGTATATAATGAGAATTCTGAACTTTTAGATAGAGAACAAAAAGATGAACTTTATGCAAAATTAAATCAAAGCAAAGCCTTTGGAATGCCATTTGTTTCTCATAAATTAGGGGCCAATTCAATGTTCCCAGAAGGATATAATATTACTTTCAATGATGGTAAAACTTATAAAATTGGTATGCAAAATTTAGATCCTATTGCTAGACAAAATCATGAGTTATATAAAGCAGGACAAAATAGAGAACCAGTTAGATTTGAGAATTATATTAAAGAAGTTAATGGTAAAATGGTTGCTGCTGGTCCTCACACCATTTATACAGATATTGATCAAAATGGACAATTTGTAATTACTGAAGTTCCAGAGAAAAAATAATATGGCAGATAATAATCCAAAAGTAACAAAAAGAGTTTTAGATTTTTCACCAGCAACCTTTAATACAGGAATGGAAGGGTCTCAATATAAAAGAGACCTTTCTCCTTTTGAGAAATCACAAGATGTATTAGCGGCTTCTCAGGGTTTCTGGGATGCTAGTGGTAACTTCTTAGCCAATGTAGTAGGTAGTACAGCTATTAATACTGCAGGACTTGGTGCAAGTTTGTATGGTGTTGGTAAAGCTATTGGTACTGGAGAATTTAAAGATATATGGGATAATGAGTTAGCTCAAGGTTTAGATAAAGTTCAAAAAGGACTTGATGAGATGACTCCATTTTATAACTCTGAAAAAGAAGATAAAGCAGGACTCTTTACTACTGATTATCTAACCTCAGCAGGATTTTGGGGAAATACTGTAGGTAAAGGTATATCCTTTATTGCAGGTGCATATCTTGGTGGAGCAGGTTTAGCTAAAGGTGGTAGCATGGCACTTAAAGGATTATCCAGAGCTTCCAAAAGTTTTGGTAAACTTGTAACAGGAGAAGAAGCTACTAGTGGTCTTATTAATGCTGCTAAACAAGGAAACATCCCAGGATGGGTTGAGAGGGCAGGAAAAGCCTCTACAATTAGAAATGCAGCCTCATATTATGCACAGAAAATTTCTGGTAATATGTTTGAAGCTGGAATGGAAGCTAGAGGTGTTAAGGAAGAAATTCTTAGAAAGAAAACTGAAGAGTATGCTAACTTACATCCTAATGCTCCTGAACCCCCTGAGTGGCTTAAGAAACAATGGGATGAGGATACTAATACATTTGGTAATGTAACTATGGGTCTAAACTTACTACTTCTGCAAATAGAAGGATTAGGTTTAGGTAAAACCATGTATGGTTATAAAACTACCAAGAGAAGTATTGAGGCTGCTAGAGATGCTGCAGGCAAGTATGTAGAGCTTTCTGCAAGAAGAAAAATCTTAAATAAAGCTGGTAGAATTCTTAGTGGTGGATTAGAGGAAGGTGCTCAAGAAGGTGGTCAGTTTATTGTTGAGAAAACTTCTGTAGACTTAGGTACTAATAGTAAAGCTAAGAGTTTTGCTGATTATGTTAATGCCGGTTTTAAGGGATTAGAACAAACCTTAGGAACTAAGGAAGGTCAGGAATCTATGCTTGCAGGTTTTCTCCTTGGAGGAGGAGGTAGAGGTGTAGGAGAACTTAGAGGTGCTGCTGAGAGGAATATTCAGAATAAAGCAGGCATTGATGCTCTTAATAAGTTTATGCTTAAGGATACTGTTAAACCTCTTGTAGATTTAGCAGGTAAAAGTTTTGATGAGGGAAATGGACAAGTTCTTGAGAATGCTACAGAAGTTAATGATAAGAAACTTTTCCTTGATGCTAAGGCTAAGGACTTCTTTAACTGGGCATCTACAAAAATTGAGATGGGAAGATATGAGGATGCTGTTGAGGAAATCAATCAGCTTAAGAATACTCCTGTAGATGTTCTAGACCAGATTTTTCCTAATCACGGACTTTCAGAAAGTAAGAAACATCAAATGTTTGATGGACTTCTTAGTGATATGAAGGAGTTAAATAGAATGCAATCTGATGTAGAAATTAACTTTGGTAATAGTCCTTATAAAAGTAATATCTTAAATACTGCTTACAGAATTAAGAATATTGATAGAAGAATTCAGGAGATGAGTGTCAAGGATAAGAGTATGCTTGATATTTATCATGATGAGGATTTACAAAACCTTCTTGCTGAGAAAGAAGAACTTTCTAGAGATCTTGCTATCTTAATGATGACAAGACCTGCTCCTTCTAAAAACACTCAAGAAGAAAAAACTTCTGAAGATAATAAGGATGCTAATACAGCATTAACTCCTAGTAATAATACTCCTACTCAAACTCCTGCTGATATTGTTAGTAAGCAAGAAAGAAAGGAAAATACTGTAGGTACTAAGATTCCTGGTAGAGGAGTTATTACTAATATTAATGAGGGAGTAGCTACTATTAAAGATGAGAATGGAGTAGTTACTCATGAAGAGTTAGACAATCTTCCTAACGGAAGTTATGAAGAAAAAATCTTTATTCCAGAACCAGCAGATGAGGAAGATGAACTTAATATGGTTCCAGACTACTCTGATCCTGATACTAAAAAGAAAGATGTAAGTTTTGTAGACCCTTCTATTAATACTGAAGACCCTAACTATACTTATACAGATGGTGAAGAGTTTGTGCAAGCTTCAGATTTTGGTGTCTCAAACTTTGATATGTGGGATGATAAGTCTAAGGCTACTGCTCTATCATCTGAGGATAGAACCAATCTTCCTGAGATTGTAGCAATGAAACAAGCTATCCTAGATAAGAAGCTTGATTTCAATAGTTTAGATTTTAATTACTCACAAGATTCTAAAACTGGACGTACTGCTGTTACTGTAAAAGATAAAAGTGGTAAAGAAGTTAAGATTGGATATATTCCAAATATTAATACACAACTTGCAGGATACTCTCAAAAAACTATCCTTAAGTTTATGGAGGATTACTTCACTCAACTTAAGGGTACTAATAGAAAGAGAACAAAAGATTCTTTTATACCAGTAATTCAAGGTATACGTTCTCTTCTTTCTAAAATGGGTCTGAATATTACTAACTACATGAGACCCCACTCAAGAATAAGAAGAGGAGTTACTCCTTTTAATGAGGTCTTAAATAGTCCTCGTTTTCAGGTAGATGGTAAAATTGCTCTAGCTTTTTATAAAGATGGTAGATATGAAGCTGATACTAGTTTACCTAAGGAATTGCAGGATAAAATTCATAAAGAACTTGAGAAACCATATAATAAAAATAACTTAGGTTCACAATATGTGCTTATGGTAGAAAGACCTGGACAACCAGGTGTTTATACTTTTGTAGGTGTAAAAGGTAAAAAATTATCTGAGGAAGAAATATCTCAGTATATGGATCTTATTGCTCAGGAACCACAGAACATTGCTAACATCTTAAATAAAGACATCTTTATTTCCTCAGAAGGAGAAACTATTCAAGGAGAAGATGGAGAAACATATCCTGTGCACTATGAGTTTGATAGATATGAGGGTACTAATGATAAAGGAGAACTGACTAAAGCAGGTAAACTTTATGTAAAAAGATTTATTAAAGGTACTATAGATAATGCTCCTATTAAACAACTTAGGAGAAGTAAGATGTCTATTGAGGAAGCTTTAAGAAGATCATACTTAAGTACTGCTAAAACAAGACAAGAAGCATTTACTCCTGAGAATCTTGAGAAGTTGCAAGTAAATACAGATCCTCAACTCTTTGATTTATTCTATCAATTTAGTGCTAAGAAGTTTTTTGCAGAACATCCTTTAGAGTTTAATCAGGATGATATTCTTAATAAAGCTCAACAAGAAGCTGAGGAAGCTAAACTTTCTAAAGTACTTGAGGTAGAAGAAAAACTTAAAACTTTAAATGAGAAGACACTTGCAACTGTAGGTAATACTTATCAAAATACTCAAGACCCCTCAGATGTCTACGATAGAGTCTCAACTTTAAAAGGAAGTTTTGAAGGGAGTATAGAAGCTGCTGATAGAGGAACTATTATTGATTCTCTATTAAGAGATTTTATTGAGGGGAAGATTTTAACTAGAGAAGCTTTAATTAAAGCGTACTCTGATATTGCTGGTAATTACAGTGCTAATGAGTTTAGTCTTAATTTTTTAAATGAGCTCTTTACAACTTTTCAAGAAGTAAAGAATATTGCTGATAGAAGAAAGCTTACTCTTAAATCTAATATCCCAACTCTTTGGGGAGAAATTAATGGACAGAAAATAGCTGGCACTATTGATTTACTTGGTATTGCAGAAAATGGTGAGGTATATATTATTGACCTTAAAACTTCTACACAAGATAGAAGACTTCAGTATGAGATTACTAAAAGAATTAAGGATGCTTTCCCTAAAGAAAAATACCAACAGTTTAAGGATAAAATTAAATCCTTTAATGGTGCTATAATTTTTGATGAGAGAGCAAAAACTCTTTTCAATGATGAAGAGAAAAATTTTCTTGTTTCTTTATA